TAAGCCATCGCTCTCGCTAAAGCTTTGGTGTATCGCTGAGACAAAGATGCATAGAGGTTATCCTCCATTGCTTCTTCAGTAATAGCGAAGCCCTGAGCAATAGTTTCGTGGGTGTAGCGAGCGGTGAAAGCTTCTTGCGCTGAATCATAATTGATTGCAGAGCCTTCAGGCTTCACTGGTGCAGCACCAAAACCACTTAACTTTACTTCTTCTTCAAACGAGCGATCAGATGTTTCAGTTTCGTAAATCATCTTATCTTCGTCTTCGTACTTTGCATACTCTAAGCCAAACAGGGCGTTAAGACCCGGAAGTAGCTCTTTGAGCATTTGCGCTCTTGAAATAGCCATTCGCTAGTCTCCTTATACGCCTGTAGCGTCTCTGTATTGTTGCATTCCTTCGTTATAGGTAAGGAGTACATCAGTGAAAGCATCGCCTACTTCGCTGTCTGGGCCAATCATAAACTCTAAAATCCGTAAAGGCAGAGTGTTAGTCGTGGCAGCAGTGCTTGCGTCAACCGCATTCTTGCTTCGACCAGCTTGGGTAGTACCCGCTGTTTGAATGATGGCAATGTTATTGCCAAGTGTAGTTTGTGCCAAAGAACCATCAGCCTGCATTCTAAATACAGCATCAGGGTCATCAAGCACATAAGCCATAGCGTCAGACGCTACAGTGCCAGTAGGCCACTGTTGGTTAAAAGTTGGCTGGCTGGTGCTTGGGTCTGTGTAAAAACAGCCCATAAATATACCAACCGGAGTAGCAGTAGCTGTGCCAGTGTCTTTTTCAACAGTACCAGCAGCGACTAATTTTACAAAATCGCCATAAAAAATAGTAGCAGCATAGGCGCTGGCTATTTTCATGTGGCGAACTTTACCAGAGAAAGAACCACAGGCGCTTAATCCGCCTACTGGTTCTGCTCCCATCGGGGTTGCAGTAGCAGCCATATCAAAGTCCTCGTTAGGAAGACAATCCTACCAATAGATTATCTTCTACCAAAAGTTGTCCTCGAAGAATTCTCTTTATACAGAGGCATTCGAGGGTCTTCTTCACGCAGAAAATTATTGTCAACCGCTTCCATCTGACTAACCGCTATCTTGTTATAGTATTCATGACGCTTATCAAGCTGCTCTTGTGGAATCGAGCAAAGCAACAAGCCTCCGTATTCTATATTGTTAGGATAACGAGTATCGTCTTCTTGGCGGAAATCAATTTCAGGATATTCCGATGCTACGCATGGAACCCATCCCTCTCTCATTTTCTGCGATACGTTAGTGTTGTCTGCCTGTCCCAGCATAGAAGTACGAATCCATCGGTGACGAATTCCATCTCTTGGGTCAGGCTTAGGTAATGATGACGCGGGTATCCACGCATCAGTATCCCGTTTTGAGTTTTCCCTAGAATTATTTTCTTGGGTTGCGCGTGTAGTGTCTTCAGACATTAGCCAGCCTCCTGTTTTAACATTGACTCGGCGTATTGTTCATTGGTAATTCCCAAGCGCTTCGCGAGAGCTTCTTGAGTTTTCGTAAGCGAGACTTTGCGTGTCTTTGCACCATTGTTCCTATTAGGACTAGGTGCTACCACGGCGGTACTTCTACGTTGACGGGGCGGAGTGCTTCGTTCCTCTCGCGCATTTTCAAAACCTGAGTAGTCAGGAAACCGTTCACGCATTCTGCGATCTACTTCAGAATAATATCTGTTTGGATCGGTGTTGGCAGTGACACCTTCATTAAAAAGATTTTGATGAATAGCTAAACCCACTGCCGTCATTTCCATATGCATTGGATTAATAGATTGTCCTTGTTTGGCTTCAGGTTGAAACCAAGGATTCTCTCGCATCCAATTTTGTTGATCTTCACTAACCACAGCTCTCTGTTGTTGTTGCTGAACAGGTTGTTGCGGTTGAGCGGCCTTCTGTTTAGCTGCCGCTTGTTGTTGAGCAAGGGTGCGCTTTAACCTTTGCTCTCTTTGCTCCATGTCTCTGATCTGAGCCTGAGCTGCACTAAGCTGCTCCTGACTTGTCACCAGTTTGTCTGCATCACCTTCTTCGTGCGCTTTTTTAAGCTCTTTCTTGGCAGTCTCAAGTTCAACCTGAGCCTTCCCTTTGGAGCTTTCGATGATTGCATTTTGGCCTTTAGCCAGCAACCTTTCATATTCTTGGAGCTTTTGCTGTTGTGCCTTAGCCAGTCTTACAGCTTCATCACGCATCCGGTGTGCTTCACCAGTTTTTCGCTTGTCTGCATGATTGATTGCCCTAAGCTGATTTATTCGCTTTTGAACACCCTTGCTGTAAGTCTTTAACTCATCATCCGTGAAGCCGTCATCATACTTAACATCCGGCTCAGCAAGTTCCTTTGTTCTTTTGCGGGGCTTAACTTCTTCAGGAGGGGTATCGTCAACGATCTCCACCTGTAGGCCATCTTCTTCTTCAGAAGAGGGTTCAGCGCTTTTAACGCCGTGTCGCGTCTTGACACCAAAGAACTTGTCTTCGATAGACGTTGTTTCTTCTTGCTCTTCTACTAGCTCGCCTTCGCTCATATCTTCATCACTCCTCTTGGGTCTTCAACAACAGCTTCTACGCTGTCATCGTTGATGAGTCGAAACTCTTTGCCATGAACCTTAAATCGAGTGCCTGAATACGATCTCATAATAATAAAATCACCTTCATCACAATACGGGCCATTCGGAAAACGCTTTTTATCAGCGTAAGCATCCGGTCCTAATTTAAGAACAAAACCTACGATAGAACCGACTTCCTCAGCCTGCACAGTTTCGTGAGCTTTGAGAATGCCACCTTCGCTTTGTTTGTCTGGTTCAGGCAAACCAATCAAAATCTTGTAGCCTTTAGGCTCAGGAAGTTGATGAGCTGCGCGAGTATCTGCGGTGGTTTCTATTCCCACCGATCCTACTTCTGCTAATGCTTCTGCCATTAGTTTTCCCAGCACCGGAAGAGTGTCCAGCGTCACTGCACCGCAATAGGCGGAGATTAGTTTCGTTCGATCTGTTTGTTCAGATCGAGCAATTCTCTTTCAGCAAGAGCGAGTCCTTCAATGACTCCGCAAGCTTTTGAGTATTCTTCCATGTTTCGACAACCACCTGCGCTTACATGGTCGGCTGTTTCGTTCATTATGATTCGTATTTTTTTATTCAGTATCTCTAATGCGTTGCTGCTAAATACTTCACTCATCGCGCTCTCTGTTGTCAATCATGTCTTCGCGCTTAGTATCTCTCTTATCGATCATTTCTTCAATATCCCTATCTCTTTTGTCGATCATCATTTCTTTCGCTATCTCAACTCCCAACTTAGCGCCTTCAATCTTGTCTTTAGAGGCGATCTTTCGCGACTCTAGTTCATCTTGTGTATTGGTTTCGGCAATCTTAACGCCAAGCTTAGCCCCTTCAATCTTTTCATCAGTGGCAAGTTTGTCTCTTTCAAGATCGTCTTTAGCAGCCGCCTTCATAAGATCGGCTTCGATACGTGCCATGTCAGTCTGAGTCTTGGACTGAACTTTAGCAGCCTCAATATCCAGTTCAGCTTTTTGTAGCTGCAATACTGGGTCTTCTGCCTGCGCTGCCATTTGTTCAGCCTGAACCATTTGTTGCGCCTTACCAGTTAATTGTTCTGCCGCAGGAGCGACAAGCTGGGAAAGCCTGAACTCAATATCTTCTGGAAGCGTAGAGTCAACTGGTGGTAACGGAACACCTAATTCTTTTTCTATGTCGCGTCTGTATTGGAAGGCAACGTGTTCAGCAATGTGAGCGGCAAGAGCAGCCTGTTTCATTTGCGCGTCCGGCGCTAGATTTAACATCTCGGCTATCTTGGGATCATTCATTGCAGCGATATGAACCTCTATATGAGCGGTATGGTCTTGATACATAAAAGCCCTTACAGGCTCACCAATCATTAGGTTCATGTTTTCAGAAATCGGATCAGTTGGCTTCATGTCGTCATCTGTAGGAATAATCTTGTCTGCGTCTCGGATGCCTAGAACTTCAAGCATCTGACGGTGCAACAAAGGCAGGTTGTACATCTGTGGCGCTTGCTGCGCCAACTGGAGTGCTGCCTGATACTGCATAATCCTTTGCGCCATAGTTCCTGCGTTTGGATCACTAACCGGAATAATGTCTACACGATCATCAAAGTCCTCGGCGGTAAGAGCATTAGCTGTACTTTCATAGGGATACTCCGTTGGCCCATGATCTACCACAATATCGCACAGGATTTTCAGTTCTTGTTTCATTGATGCATGAATACGAGCCTGAACTGCGCTAATTACCTTCATTTCGCGCTCTAGGAGCGCAAGAGTTGTGCCAACTGGAGCTTCGCCATTAATATCAGCGGCTTTTACGTCACCAGCAGAGGCAAACCTTCTTCCGTCTTCTACAATTTCCTGCAACATTGTATGGAGAACGCCAGATGGCTCTTTGTACGGCAAAAAGGTGATGTTATCCCTGATAACACCGCCCGGAACGTCCACATCACGGAACTCTCCCGGCATAATTGGCGAATCATCGCCTTTAATTCGCAATCCACGCGCTTTTAAGCCGCCCGGAAGGTTAGCTAGTGTGCCTGCGTCAACTAATTGGCGTAATAATGAGGTGGCAGACTTGGTTAAGCCCCCAATCATGTGGACTAAGCCAAATCCGTAGAAGCCAAGCCCCGGCAAATATTGATAATGAACAAAATGTTGACGTTTAAGCTTTAGTGCGTCCTCTTCTCTCCAGTTTCTGCGAATGGAAAGAATGATATTGGACGATTTATCAACGGTAATGATGTAAGGCAGGCCAATATTGGTTGGCTCGCTGTTGTCTAGGTCTTCAAAACCCGGAAGGTCTACGTTGACCATCATTTCCAGCAAGGTATGCCTTTGGTCTACCTCATAACTGGGGTGGTCTCCTGTTAACTTGTTGTATTTAGCGCTTATCTCTGTCGTGTCAGGAGCAGGAGCAGGCAGTTCAACGTCTGCGTAGAAGCCACTTTGCTGTAATTTCAGCACATCGTTAGCTTCCATCTTCATTACATGGGTAGCTCGCTCTGCTGTTTCCAGATCAGCCGCTCCGTAGCTAACTACAAAGTCTTCCGCTGGCACAAACATGCTGCAAGCTCTACCTAAATTTGGGTCATAGTAAACTTTTCTAAACGCTGATCCTGCAATGGGTAGGGAAAAGAGAAGTTTTTCTGTTTCAGTTCTGTATTCGGGCATCTTAACGGTCATCATGTAGTTAAGATATTCCTGCACCCGCTGAGCCTGCTTAACCTTTTCGTCAGTAAGCTCTCCTATAATGGTGGTCTTGGCAGGGCCACTTGCAGGAAAGATTTCCATAATAGTTTGAGACTGAAACCTAACCACTGCTTCACTCAACATAGGGTGAAACACGCCACAGGCTCCATCCCAAGGCGTAGTTCTGTCTTCAAACTTCATGCCAAGCAGATCAAGCCCTTTAATATAGGACTCTTCCCAGTCGTGTCTGCTAGTTTTGTCGGCGTTATAAAGACCCACCAGCTCACTTCCAAGCCTGTCCAGTTCTGATTGCTCCATAAAATCAACCAGATTGGAGTCATGCTCGACCATTGGCTCTTCATCAAAGCCCATGCTGAGTTCCATGTCATCAGTAGAAATAGTCACCTCTTCAGGATTAACTATTTCTATCTCGATTTCTTCAGCAGTGGGAGTGTCAGCTCCGTTTGTATATAAAGCTTTCTCTATAGCCACTAAGTGTTTTCCCTAAACTGACCACCTTTAATTGCAGCTCCCATTCCGCGAGCCTTAATAGTTTTAGTTTTAGGTGCGCCCATATCAAGGTTAACAGCCGTGGTAGAAGGCGTTTTTCCGCCTTTAGCCAACAATACATCTTGGCCCATAGCCATGCGCTTGTGCTGATTAATCAACATATTGCCTTGTCGCTGTGTGCTTGGGCTGGTAGCTCTTGAGCGAGGAACAGCTCCACGGGTCATGGCATTGCTTTCATTTCTGCGAGAACCGTAAGACTGAGACTTCGTGCTTTCTCGACCATCTATATTGCCCAGACGCTCATCAAGCTTGTCTGCTGTAGTCTGTCTTCCTGTAGCCATTTTCTTAACTGCTTTGCCGCCAGTCTTTAAACCAGAAGAAGTGGAACCCGGACGATTGCCTTCGCGCATCCAGCCTCGGCTTCGCACGTATTTGTCGAAGTTTCCTGTACCTTTACTTTGAGCTTTATCAGCGTCCTTCTTGCTTCTGCCGCCTCGTTTCAGTGCAGTGCTCGCATCACCTTCTGCTACTCCTTTCATATCCAGTTTCCGAGGAGGTTCGTCAACCCTATTCTTTGCGCGTGGTAAGGCTATTTCAGCTTCAGTCCTACCAATATTTTTATCTCTCTTTTTGGCAACGTGAGACATTTTTGTTCGACTATTGTCAGCCTTGCTTCTCCCGCCTCTTTTCATGCCCATGTTGCCAGC